AGGCTTTATGGTGACTTCACCTGCCAACATAAGTCCATGGTGCGCCAGCCAATAAACGTCTGACTGCTTTTCATCATCGCGAAACGCTTTGTGAAATCCCTTTTTGGCATATAGCTCGAATGCGTACTCAAGTCGAGGGGTTATCTCGATGTTGTGAATGCTATCGTCTGACAGTTTTATTACTAGTTTTGCCATGTTGTGCCCCTTTGTTTAGTTAATTTATGACCAAGTACCTGTAGAAGCATAAGCGGTCTTGCTGTTGCATGTAAAGGTAATGTCGATCATTCCTTCATCGCCTACTGCGCCGTTGATGTCTGTTAGGTTATCAACGAAAATTGTACCTGAGTACAACAGATTAGTAGCTGAAACTGCTGCTGAAGAATCTTGGATCGCTTGGAAAGCAACTGAAGATCCGAATGCTGCCTGTAGAGTAGCAAGGACTGATCCTGCTGCTGTGTCATTTAAGAATGTGACTGTGATTGTGTCTGCTGCGAGTCCACCTACGAATTTATGCGCGGTGTCTCCCATAGCCGTTACTTCAATAGCATCTAGCACGCGGTTTAGCGAGAATGCTGTGACGTGATCTGAAAGATTGACAGTAGCAATCTTAAATCCGACCTTATTGTTTAAGAAAATTGCCACGATTATTCCTCATCTTTCTTTGTAGTTACTGACTTAGTTGCTGGTGTATCTGTAATCTGACCAATCTTTTTCAAGAAGGCCAAATCCTCTGGTGTTAGCTCTGACATGTTAGCTCCAACTTGTTAGGACTGATATGTTTATATTACAGGTCAATAGATCACCCGATGCGGCACTAAGCACGGCTGGAGCCGAAACTTCTGTGACGTTGTAGGTGTAGGAAGAAGCAGCGAGCAAGCCGAAGACTCGAACGATGTTGTCTTCCATCCCGTTAAGATTGCCCTCATTGTCGAGCAAGGGAACCATGACGGAAATTACGAAATTGGCCATAGGCGAGATCGAGGCATGCCAGCCGTTAGAAGGCGAGATGTAAGGATCGGCAGGGCTGACTATCACGCTGTTGGCAATAGGTGTAGAAGGTGGAAACGAGAAGACGGAATACTTTGTGTTATCTACTAGAGCTGCTGCGATACCTGCGCGAAGTGTTGAGATGGCGGCCATTAGCCCACCATTGATCGCGGATCAAGATAAGGTGCTAGGAGACCGCGCACCCTTGCCACGAGTGTCGAGGACATTGTGAAAGGCGACGGACTGAATCCATCTACTGACATGCCTTGTCCGCTTGGCGCTTGGCGCGCCTGCCAGATAGTAATAGCAACCATTAGAGAAGCTTCTTGGATCGCTGGGATCGCTGTGTAATCTATGTAAGTCTCAGCAGCTGCAATCCCATAAGGGACGACTGTGTGATAAGGGTTATTGCTTCCAGCCGTGATTGCAATAGTAAAAGAATAATCTGAAACGCTAGTGATTGTCTTTGTGCCATTGAAGCGGCTGCCTGCGCCCGAAATGCTTACCGACTGTCCAACATAGAAGACATCATTGATTTCATTATCGAAGTAGAGAGTGCCGACTGTGCTATCGCTTGAATGTGCAACTATTGACTGTTGGTTCTTCCATAGAAAGGGCAATAAGACATTATCTGAAGCATCGCAGACTTGCTGCAAGACTGCATCGGTGTAGAGAGTGCCTACGCCAAGTGCCGTGCGAAGTTCTGCAACTGTTGTCAGAGCCATATTATTAACCTTTCTAAAGACTGGCAGGGTAGAAGGGCACTACCCTGCCAGCGACTTAGGGTGTTACTTATTAAGCAACTTGTACTGCGCGGAATGCTGTTGGGTAGCGATTAACTACTGCGACATATCCGTAGATACCGATTTCAAGCTGGCCATTAGCAACGACGTTAGCGCGGATCTGTAGAGTGCCGCTCTCGTGGAATCGCATTGCCATTGATGGATAAACAAGACCGACCTTTACGCCAGCTGTACCACCTGCATAGTTTGGATCAACTACGAGATTAAGTCCTGCGACTGTACCATTTGTAGATCCCTGAGTAATGAGGCCGTTAGCATTCTGAGAAGCAGCGGCTGCATATAGTGGACGGCCAGTTGTATCAACTGCACCGAGAAGTCCAGCGTAATCTACATCGTCATTTCCACCTGAAGTAGCAACCAATAGGTTATTAGGTGTCTGGCGCATGATTGCATATGAGTCAGCGATTGACTTAGCGAGTGCCTTGTAGATTGTTGAAGAAGAAGAATCTGCTGATCCATCTGCTGCAATCTTTGAAGCATAAGCATCTGTCTTCTGTGCATATGATGCAGCCAACTCGCGTAGATACAGATCTAGGAAAGATGGGTCTGAGCGGTCAACGAGCTCGAGGTCTAGCTTGCCAGCGCCTGCGAACTTGACGACTGTATCTTCTTGGAAGGTTACAGTTGTGTCTGCTGAAGCGAACTCTGCGCCTTCTGCTGTTAGATCTACTGCTGCTTGAGTTCCGAGCTTAGGAGTAAAGATCTTCATTCCAGCGGCAGGGAGTGCAGCGCGCTCGATTGAATCAATAAATGGACGTGATGAGTCAATGATACCAATTACATCTTTTAGATATGTAGGTGGAACCATTCCTGTATTTTCTGCAACTGTTGCAACCTGTAGAGCTGCTACTAGTTCGCGTGCATCTGCGTCGCCGCGTGATGCGTTAAGTTGTGCCTTGGCGTATTCGCCAGCTGTTACGTTGAGGTTGATGCGCGGTGTTGTGTACGCCATCGCTGTTACTGTAGGGCGAGCAGCTTCTACAGCCGCGGCTTCTACTGGTGTTGCTTCGACTGTTGTGTCTTCCACGACTGTCTCGCTTTCTGTTTCTGTTGGGGTTTCTACAGCAGGGATGATTTCCTCTGCTGCAATCTCTAGTATCTCGCTCGATGCGAATGCAGGAACTGTTACTAAAGAAACTTCTTTTAATTTAGCTTGAGATACGACTGTGTAACCATCCTTAGACGGCTGCGATGCGATGATCTCTGCACCGATGCTCAAGCCTGTGACTAGACCTTCTTGCGCCATGATGAGAGCGTCATTGCCGCCTGTGCTACGACTAAGCTTGAAAGTCGCATAGATACCATCTGCGCGAGTCTCGGCTGCTGTCATGCGACCAATAGGCTTCTTAAGATCGTGCTGAGAAAGCAGTTTAATCTTTGATGGGTCTGCAATCTCGATTGAGTTAGCAGCGAAGGTGTAAGCGCCAAGATTTGTGTGACCAATTTCGCCAGTACCTAGCGGCACGATCTTGCCTGAAATTTCACGACGTTCTTCTGAGCATTCGATGGACGATGCTTCGATGTATAGGGTTTCCATTATTCGCCATTCCCGTTAGGTGATAGGTCTTCCATTTGCATAGCTTGTTCTGTTGTAATAAGTCCGAGGGCTAGCATCTTCTCTAGTACGAGAAGTCGCTCCATTGGCTCTGTTCTTAAGAATGAGTCATCGAGGCAAAACTTTACATAGTGGCCTGCTGTACTTACGTCGTCCATGCTTAGTCTTGACTCAATAGCTGAGACATAAGGCTGGAGAGTAAATGCAACCATCTGCTTACGCTCATCTTGAACATTCGCATAAGTCATGGTCGTATTTTGTGAAGCTGAAACATAGTAAGGATCAACTGAGCATAGTCTCGCGCATTCAGTAGCGAGGTTCTGGATGGCATCGTTATAGCCCATGTCTTTAGGACTGAATCCAACTGTCTCGTAACTTAGGGTGCTAGTTAGGTAAGCAGTCGATCTATTATTGCGAGCCGCTTTCCAAGCTGAGAGCAATCCCTGCACTTCAGCAGGTGGAAGGTCAGCGCCAGAATTGCGGATGTAACCCGTTGGGCTTGCAGTCTGTAGAGCGACACTAGCTGCATGTTGTGCATCGAGTGCAGCCTTGATGGTTGTGCCACCGACTGCGAGAATGCCTTCATCCTTCTGAAATGTAATAAGGGAGCCAAGGCCAGACATAGGCACAGGCTTTCCATCGACGTAATACTGAGTCACATAGTTATTAACTGAATCTGTGTTGAATGTTACGCGGCTGTTAGATACCCATTCAGCGTTAGCCATTCGATTATCTTCGAGATAGGTCTCGGTAATCATCCAGTAACTGACCCCGAACATGAGGAGCGAGTCCAACGTGAAATAGAGAGTCTCGAATCGAGGCTGGGATTTAGAAGGCTGTTCAACCCATCGAGGCGGAGCAATTACTTCCCCTGTTGACTTCTTGTAATACTCTAAAGGGATCGATGCAATTGTTCCACAGATTAAGTCACGGCATCTCTTAATCGATGGCACTTGGAGAGCTTGAGTGCGAGTAACTAGGACAGGATAATAACTACCGAAACTCAGGTAGGAATCCGACATAACTTGAGGCGCTAGCTGCGCTTCTAATTGTTTTGGCTTACGATCGAATAGACCCATAGAGGGTAATTATACACTACATGTAGTTTATTCTGTGTAGATAGCCGCTACCTGTTGTGGTTTTAATAGCAT